AGCTGAAGCCACTGTCTGAACAGGGGCGGTCGATTGCTTTTGTTCAGTATTACCAAATTTATGCGGAAAGTCAACTCTCATTCTTTTATCAACTTCTGCATAATACTCGTCAGAATTAGGATCAAACCCTTCTTTATCAGTAAGATCCTTATGTATCTCAAAAGCAGTATAAGTCATTGCTCTGTCTGTTCCAAACCAAGGATTCTTAGAAGCCCATGCTTCGGCTCTAGGATCTGGATTGATTGGATCATCCATAGCAGGTTGACTTTGGTAATTTTGAGAAAGATTTGCAGGAGCTTGTTCCTGCGGTTTTGCTTCTCTACCTTCTTTGGCTTGCTCTAGTTTTGCATTCTCAAACGCGAGTTGTGCAATTCTTTTGTTCGCCTCAACTTGAGCAGTTGCATCACCTGATTCAATAGCAGCAGCTAGTTCTTTTTGTGCCGCTTCTAAACCTGACGATATAGTAGACTCAAATTTTTTAATGTAATCAGCATCAGTCTTTTCAAACCTTTGCTCAAGTACTTTTCTTTTTTCTTCTACAGCTTGTGCGTATTCAACAGCAGCTTTTTCCCTTCTTTCTGCTTCTCTCATCTTACGAGTTAATTTCGCAATACGAGCTTGTACACCTTTACTGTACTCTTCTAAGTTTTCATCCTTCTTTTCTTCTAACTTTGTTTCTCGTTCGTTTTCGTATGTTTTATCTGTACCTTGTTCCGTGCTTTCTTGTTCCGGCGTTCCCGTTTCTACAACGGACTCGTCTTTCGTTTCTTCGATATCTACTGTTGCATCGGGACCCGATGTATCAATATCAACCGTTTTCTTTTCTTCTTCTGGCATAGTATCCTCCTATGTTAAAACTCATGCAAGATGTCCTCTGGACTATCGATTGTTGCTAACACTTCATCGTCGTTTAGCAGACGAATCTCTCCACCATCAATTTTGATTCGGCTACCTGCATAACGCGCAAACATAACCCAATCTTTCTCCTTGCACCATGGACCTTCGGGATACCTCTCTTTATCTTTATAACATTGTGGGCCCATAGCTAAAACTAAACCTACTTGTGAAGCAACTTGTTGTCGCTCTAAAGTATCTTCAGCTAATATTACTCCACCTTTAGTTTTCTCTTTCATCTTGAAAGGTAAAACTAAAAGTCTCCAGCCTGTCGGCTTCGGTAATTTTGGTTCTTCTTTTTTCTTTGATTTCTTTACGCCAACTAAATCTTTATTTGGTAATTCAATTTTTGGTTTTGGCGTCGTTAATATCGATGACTGTTCCTTCATTTTTTTGCTCCTTATCTTCTAGCAGGTTAGAGAGTTCCTGTCTTGTTGCCTCTAGGGCATTTATTTGCCCTACTATATATTGATATTTTTCCATACTGTCAACACCACCAGATGTGACAGTTACAGATAATGCATCTAATCTTGCGTTAATAAATTTTATTAATCTATTTATTACTGTTTCTAATTGCATTTCTTCTCCTTTTCTTTCTTAGTAATATAACTCTTTGACTCCATAACCATGAAGTAAATTTGACTGAATATCTCTCTACCAGAGAAAGAGAATCATCTAAGAAACCGCAAAATTTATAAATTATTCTGTCTAGCATTTCCATCTTCTACGAGCCTGTCTTAGTCTTGAATTAGGATCGGCCGCAGCTTTAGGAAACTTCTTCATTTGTCCTGCGCTTCTTGCACAGTATGATTTACGTCTGTTAGCAGCTTTCGATCCTGGTTTGACTTTGCCAGTGACCGCTGTTTTTAATTTAGATCCAGGGTTTTCACGTCTGTATCTTGCAACGCCAGCCTTGGTCATACCTGCACCAGACTTCGTTGATCTAAAATATTTTTTAGTTTTAGGCGGTTGTCTATCTCTTTTTCGCATGAGCTTTCATTTTGTTAATATGTTTTTTAACTACTTTAGCTTGTTTAGCATGTGTCTTAGATGATTC